TCATTACAAATTAACATAAGTACTTGCGTATGTCAAATTTATTCCTTTTTTTTTACAAGTTGAATAGTTAACTTACTTAACTTAACTAATTAATCAACTTACAAGTTAACTTAAGTTGATAGTTAGTCAACTCTTAACTTTACCAAACAACTTAAAGAAAAAGAAACTTAATAAAGAAAAAGAAAGAAGTTGCGTTTTAACGCATCCAAATACCTAAAGGCATACACTTATACCATTTTAGTATTTAAGTGCAGCAGAAGCCAAATAAACCTACTCTACGAGCTTGTCTATCCACTTCTTGATGAAGTACGCAGCGACAAGGATGAGTCCAAGCGTAACCGCTGCGCCTTCCAAAGTCCATCCCCTCTGCTTCTTTTCCTTCGTGAGGATCTTGGTCTGCGTTACACGGATGGTATCTGGCAAGCACGTAGCCTCAACGTACACCTTTCGGTCGATGTACTGGAGCTGAAGCCTTACCTTGTCTTGGTAGATTGTCGTGTCCTTGTAGAGTTCCAGAGTGTCGGTTAGGTACTTTGTCTTGGTGACAATGACCGTGTCCCTTACAATCACACTCTCGAGGACTGGTTTCACAGAAGCGCAACTGCTAAGAGCCGCAAGAGTCGCAGTCAGCAGGATTGTCCACATTGCAAGTCGGTTGGGGTTTAGTTTCGAGTTCATTGAGCCAGTTATCAAAAGGTGAGGTACTTGGTTTTGCCATTGTGCTTTACTGCTTTTAGGATTTGTTTGCGATTCTTGGTATTAGAATAACTAACGTGAACCCACGATGGCGCAGTATCAGAACCAAATTCCCAAATGAGTTGGTCAAAGTCTAAATTGTCCTTAATCCAATGGAACAAGATATCGTTGCCACCATCAAACTTTAAGTCCGCAGCTTGAGCCTGCACGTGCTGCGAGGTCTTTGCTCCCCCTACTTTGCTATTCACCGCAGGGCTGCGGTATGCACTTGTTACTTTCAACGCACCTAAGGCATCTCTCGTGGGTTGTAAGACGTTTTCTGCAAGCGCACGGAGGTTGGGTTCCAAGTGCTTGGGTAAAGCGTTAGGAAGCCCTGTTTTTGTAGCAGTCAGTTCTTGGAGGGTAAAGTTCTTGGTCACATTTTCAATATCAAAAGTTGTGGGTTTTACACATTATGCTCATTTGACTTTACACTTTGCGTGATTTATGCTCATTTGACTTAGCATTATTCGCTTTTTGCATAGTGCTTAGGTTGGCCTAAAGGGAAACTTCAAAACTACCTACCCTGCGACTTGTAGGGCTTGGAGTAGTTCTTACTCGCCTTGTTGCTGCTTGCACTCTTAGAGTGCTTGCCTCGCTTCTTGCTCTTACTGATCCTTTGGCTTACCGCCTGTTGCTTTGCCATCTTCTTTACCGTCTTTGAAAAACATAAGTGCGAAAGCCCCGACCATAAAAGTCGAGACCTCCGTTAAAGTTGCACGGCCTCCCCAAACGAGTACGAAGCATAGTGCTATAATAAGAAGCCCCAAGATGGTGGTCTTAGGGTTCTTGAAGATTCGCTCAATTAGCACCTTTGTCCTTCTTGTAGTCCCTTCGCCACTTCCAAAGAGTGTACGCAAGTGAGGTTACAAGTACGGCTAAACCCAACATTTGATGGGCGTAGCTTACGAGAAGTCCTGCTCCCGTTAAAGACCAAGACGTTACAACGCTATCGGCTGACTCCTTTGTCATCGTTACTCAAATACGGGTGGTACTGGAGGCTTGCAGTATGGTGCATCGGGGTTAGCAACGCAGTACTCTGTTTCGTATGCTGATTCCCAGCCTGCGAAGATGTGAATACCACAAGGCTCTGGCCATACCACGTAAGAAGCAAAAGACGTAACCATTGGCTCGTTTGCCCATAGGATGTCAACTGCGTACTTTGGTGATGACTTGATGCACACGGGCATCCCTTCGGCATCCTTGCCGTATTCAAGGCAGATGTAGCCTAATTCAACTACTGCCGTAACCAGCTCGGAGTTCCAATAGGTGTAGGTTTCGCCTTCGGGGTCTGTACCCGTTAACTCAATCTTTGCTTTAGCCGTAGCCCATTGGGCTGGAGTAAACTCGTATTTTAGGAATTTCATCGTATGTTGAATTAGGCGGTTAGTTCAGCCAGTTGGGCGTTAGTTAAACGGGTCTTGAATAGTAGGACTTGGCTTACCTTCCCATCGAATGGTAGAGAACTATCGCCAAGCGCAGTCTTAAAAGTATCCAAGCTAATTGGGACATTGCCCGAAGTAAATACGTTAATTTGCGACCCGTTAATATACAAAGCAAAGTCATTTTGTTTGTAAGAGAATGCAAATTTTGTCATTGCAGTAACATTAGTTAAAGTTGCGGCAAAATTGTAGGTCGCGCCACCTGCCCTTCTAACTATGAAATTATATTGATTATTTCCAAAATAAGCAAACTCAATAATGTTTGCATTACTGTTGTCGCTTAAACTAATTGCTTTAGCGACACCATCATTTGCTAAAGTAGATATTTCCAAAAACAAAGTCCCCTCCGTCTGCCCAATCAAAGAGGTAATGCCCGTCTTTGAAGCAGCATCCGCAACCCTTGTAACTGATGCCCCCAATGTGGGGATGTACGAGGTGGCGTATGATGCTTCCTCTATTTGGAATCCGTAAAAGTACGCTCCGCTTGTTCCGTTGCCCGTGTACGTTGCACCGCCCACACCGTTACCAGTAGTAGAATTTGACAAGTATATAAACGAAAGTCGGTTGGGTAACCCCGTAACGCTTCCAGTAACGATGCAGCGATACCATCCATTTCCATAAGAAACGATAGAGGCTACTGGGCTTGTACCAGCGCCAGAATTACCAGTCGTGCTTACTACTCCATTTTGCAAGTCAAAAACTGCGTTGTAGTAATTTGAGCTATCAAAACCACCACTAATGTTTATGTACCTACGTCCGTTTGATTTGGCGAAAATTGACGTTGTAAGGTTTGCGCCAGTTGTGCCTCGTCCTACAACGGGTGCATAAAACCCGTGAGTAGCCGCTGAACTGTTTTCAGTTAATAGGTCAGCGTTAGTGTACCCATCGGGACTTGCCGCAGCATTAGCCGTAAAGGATGCGTTATCTGCGGTGTACTCTGCGTTGTTTAGCTGCTCCGAGTATAGGGCAAGGTTAGTCCGCTGTGGCTCCAGCAACAAGCGAGGGCAAGTGCTACCCAAATAATCCAAACGGGGTAAACCGCTAACGGGGCCAACTGATACCGCTGCGGTGGTGGTGGCAATGTAGTCTGTTGCTATGTCACCCGTTTCGAGCTGGTAACCGAACGCAATATATGTACCCGTTGAAGCGGTTGGCTGAAAGCGAGGGGTTGCCAAAGAATCTGCGGCAGTAATAAATACTGTTGTGCCAAGCACTGATGTAAACGACATTGAACATCTATACCAACCACCGCCTGCCGATACAATGCTTGCGGTACTGCCAGTTGCACTTGCAGTTCCGTTTACTAAATCAAAATTAGCAAATGGCGTAGGGTCAGTACCCAGCATAAGCTGTACAAACTGATGCGTACCAGCTTTTAAGTATACGCTTGTCGTGTAGGTGCCATTTAATACAAATGCTTGAGCAACATACTTTTGAGTCGTTGCTCCAGTAAGCGTAATTGTGTCAGCGTTCACTACTCCATTTAAAGGATTGGCGGTAGTGTTAGCCGTTACAGTTGCTGAAGTCGCTGCCCAAGTAGTAGTAAAATCTTGGCTTTGCAAAATCAAGTTTTCACGCACCTTTTCAATTAGGCCGTCACTTTGCACACGGGTGGCGCTTGAGGCACGGCTGAAGGTTAGGTCGCCCGTACCATCGGTCGGCTTGACCGAGTAAACTTTTGCGTTCTTGTAACCCGAAGGAATCATTACAAGACTTGCGTCATCAAAATAGCTCATAATTAGTTGTAGTTTAGTCTGTCAATTGCATCCACCAAGCAGGCAAATGCCTCTACCGTTCCACCATCTGCCACCACACGGACGGAATACTTTTCAGCATAAGTGAAGGCATTATCAAAGCAAGCAGGCACACCATCACCCGTCAAGGTGCGTGTGTTGTAATCCTCATCTCCAAAGTATGATGAGCAGTACACCTGTCCCCAATTGATATTATTTGCCATCGTTCTCTTTTAAGTAACTCTTTAACTTGATGATATTGCCCTTCTTTGGTTCGTAGGTCTTTTTAGAGAACCCACGAGGCGAAGTTCGCATCGGTGTCGGGGTAGACATCTGCATTGTTGTTTGAATTATATTGAGGGAATGACGCTTGATTGTAGCTCATATAGGTGATAAACCTGTCAGTGTAGTACTGCGCTAAATCACGAGCCTTGCCAACCAAATAGTCAACCTCAATCTTCTCTGCGGTAGTAGAGTTCTCGGAGTTGTGCTTAAACACCCCACCGTTGCCGATAGTGTACGCAGCGAAAGGCAAGTACTCCACCATAGCCCAATGGATAAGCATCGGCTGAAGGTAGTCGTTTACCAAAGCCAAGTAAGGGTTGGCAAGGGTTCCTGCGATGATGTCGTTGCTGATCTTATCGTAAAGCTTCGTGCCTGTGTAGTTTTGGATGTGTATCTCCTGTGCTATCTTAATGAACTGGATAAATTTGTCCGTGTCCACATTACCGCCAATAGCGGTGTTGCGAACCAAGTCCTCTCGTTTAATCCAAAGTGCCGTTGCCATTTCTTATCGTGGGTTTATAAATCCTTCATTGGGCATATCAACAGGGCGTTTCGCTACGTTTGTAGGATTGGTCTCAAGTACCACGCCCTCTGCCTTTGCCTTGTTTACGCTCACCTCTGCGTTGGGGTTACCCACATCGGGAGTTACGCCTTCGCCCTTTGCCAAGTACGTCTTACGCATCCAGAAGTGATGACATCTTGCACCGCCTTTGTAAAGCCATATTGAATAGGTTGCTGCTCCCTGTGGGCCGAACCCTGCATTCACAGATTGTTCACCCATACGAAGCACATCCTCCTTGCGGTAGACCTTACTTGCTGATACCATCTTCTTGCAGAACTCACGGCTATTGGTCTTCGTATCGTTCGGTGCGTAACCATAACGAACCTTGTACCTCTTGCCTTCTGCCGTTACGCCATCTTGGCTGCTCTTGGCGTTGGGGAATGCGCTGCCTGTTGATGCGAATGCATACTTGCTTAAAGCCTGCTCCGCATCGTAGTCAACGGGTCTTTCATCTACAAGTTCCCATTCATCTTCGTTGATGATCTCACCTAATATTTCAAGCTCTGCGAACATAGCATCGAAATGCTCATCGCTCGGCTCTTGGCTTGATAGCTTAACGCCTGTCTCCTCCTCACGAGTCTCTAAATCCATAGGCGTAACTACGTCTTCGGTGAACTCCAAAGGCTGAAGGGTCTTGAAGTACAAGTTTAGGCTGATGTCGTTGTAGGCCAAGATTTGGTCTATGCCGTCAATGATAATCTCCTGCTTGGGGCGAATAACAAGGTTATCCAAAAGCGTAGATGCGGTCTTCAGTTCATCTGCGTTATTGCCGAATCCTGTATTGTCTTTAATACCCAAAAGCATAGGGCTTACGATACGATGCGAAACCAATATCTTCTGCGTTGCTTCTGTACTCAAGAACTGATACTGATCCGCAGCATCCGATAGCTGAACAGGATCAACCGTTGCAGCAAGGTCTTTATTGTCGTTGAACGCAAGGATAAACTTGCCAGAGTTTGAACTACCGCTAAACTTCGTTGCAATCTGCTGCTCTATGCTCCTGCGTTCTTCTTCACTCGGCACGCCGTTGTTGAAGTTGATAAGCATAGAAGGTGCAAGACCGTTCTGAATGTTGTTGATGTGGTAGTTGGCAATCTCCTCCTCAAGTTCTGCGTAAGGAAGGCCACCTTGATAGTCTACTGGGGAGTAATAGTAGAATCCTGCTCGGTATGGCTTGATGTAAAGTATCTCCAATCCCTCACGGCTTGTGCCAAATGCAGGGATTCGAACCGCAGTCTCTTTTCTACTGCTTACGGCATTCCAATCCTTTGCGTAGTAGTACGCCTCAACCTCCCCGTCTTCGTTGCACCTTGCGGCGCGGAGCGTCTCTACGGGGATGTGCTGCACCTCTACAATCATATTGTGGTCTTGGGAGTACACCACTTGAAAAGAGCATTGCCCCATCATAACGTAATCGGCTACGACCTTCTGCAAGCAGGCTTTCGTGAACAGGCCACGCATCGCTGCGTACTCGCTCGGCTTCTTGGCAGAGTCCGTTGCATCCAAGCCCTTACCAAAGGTCATATCCATCAAGGAATTGAGGATAGCATTATTGGTAGGTGAGCCGTTGTACCTGTCAATCAGATAGCCGAAGTAGTCGTTGTTATCTCCGTATTCAACGTAGTCTTTGCCCTGCACCTCTTTTACAACAGGTGTGGTGTAGGAACTGAAGTTCACAACGTGGACTTTAGATGATGATGTACTCATTATTGTAGCTTGTTTCTTCCGTGTAGACGTTTTGGTTCACGGTAAATTTATCGAAATCTGTTTGCGAAGTTACGAATACCCTATCTCGGTAGATAAGGTCACCATCGTATATTAATTTGAGGCCGTAGAATCGGTTGTTGACTAATGTATAGACTGCCGTCAGATCCATAAAGCCATTGGCCTCTGTTATTGTAGGATTGATTTCTTGCTCTGTGTTGGTGCTTTCATCAATCAAATATAGTGTAACGCCATCAAGGTCGTTAACTGCGCTCTGAACGCATCCAGCGGCCTCT